AAATAGCAATGGCATTCTCTATCCTTCCAATAGCCTTACCTACGGTTGCATTTAAACCTTCTATAGCTGTCTGTAATACCATTACTTTATCCTCCTGATAGGACCCTGAATCTTAGACAATATATATGTCCGGTAATTTTCTGTTGGAAGCTCCTTATTTTTATATAGATCAGTGAGGGAATCCGAGGTGTAATCTCCAGAGAAAGGAACCTTAAATGCTGTGAACAACCTATTACCTGTTTTTGCATCTTTCACCACAGGAGATACCACAAGCAATACAACGTATTTACTAAAATACTTAAAGAATACTAGATCCCCAGGGGTAATACCTGATGAAGACTTAGGAACAATATGCACTCTCTTGTCGCTACTTACTGCGACTTGAGACAAAAATTTCTTGATTTGTGCTGAAAAAAACCTCATTACAATCTCTTATATATTAGTATATAGGTTAAACATTGAACAAAAACATAGACATAGAGATAGTAGATTTTCTTGATTTAATAAATCACACACTGAGTAATGCCTTTACAGAAAAGTGGAGACATAAGTATAGTGAAAAATTTATAAAGCATTTCCAACTTAAGCTTCTTGATTCAATGAATAAACAGAAGCCTATTAAGAAGGAAATGCTTTTTAACTATCTTACTAAGAAATGTAAATACTCACAAGAGCAGGTTCTTAACTTCTTCTATACAATAGATATAGACATCTACAGACCTTTTATTTTCGGCTCTTTGAAGATTTCTTCTTAGCCTTTAGTTCTTCAAACTTCTTTGTGCAGGTTTGAGGATCATTATATTCAGGGCATAGCCCTTTGTAGGCACACCAATTGCAGAACTCATTTCTACTAGGTTTAAGTTCAGGCTTCTTTTTCTTCCTGATTCTCCAGACCTCATCAACGATGTTCTTGACATGTGCGTTGATTTGAGGTACACTGTATTGAACGTGTACGAAGTTGTTGGTTAGGGGGTAGTAATGTGCAGCCACAATATTCTTGATGGGAACTTCATACAGCTTGCTAATAGCATATACATACCCCTTCAACTGTGAGTCCTGATACAAGTCTACCTTGCTCTTCTCTCTCTTAGAAGTCTTGTAGTCGATCACCAAGTAGCCGCCGTCCTTACCCTTGATTACACGGTCAATAACTCCATTGAGTGTAATCTCATCCTTCACAGGGACCTGGAACACAAGCTCCGTAGCTATGCTTCCTTCAAGACCAGCGTTGAACTCAAGAAAGTTACGGAAACAGATCGAATCCTTACCCTCATACTTCTTTGATATATTCCATGTGCCCTTTACTTCCTCAGCGATCTGCTCCATCTCGTCTTGAGTCTTGGCTTCTACGCCATCCTCTAGGACCTTGTGAATATAAGATCCAAAGTGTAGGGCTTCAGTGTTGGATTCAGCAGGCTCTGGTAGCCTGTCCACATAGCGGAAGCAGTATTTCAATTGGCATTGTTTAAAAGTTTGATACTTTGATTCGGATATAGTATTTATGTACATGATTTCACCTCAGTTTATTAGAGACTTCCTTACCCAGAATTTCTCGGATATCGGACGTTTATCTGCTAATGATCGTGAATTTATCATGGAGTCTCCTTTTATAAAGAATGACTACAAAAAGCATTGCTCTGTTAATGTAGATAGTGGTCTCTGGCAGTGCTTTAAGACGGGAAGGAATGGAAACTTTGTTAGCTTGTACTCTCACCTACAAGGGATACCTTATTTCCGCGCTCAGAAAGAACTCATCATTAAAAACTTTGCTTACTTAGGTAAGCCTGTTCCCTTGGGTGTCATGCCTGAGGAGAAGAAGCTTGAGCTAGACACCAGCAAGCTCATCCCACTTAACATGGCGTCAGGGTTCTCTGACGATCCTGCTATTCTCGCAGCATGGTCTATCCTGTATGAGCGAAAGCTGTTTACGGAGAATGAGGAAAAAAAAGCCCAATACTTCCTGTGTACGGAAGGGAAGTTCGCCAATAGGATTATCATTCCTTTCTTGAGAGACGGCATTGTGTTTTACTTTCAAGCTCGCGCCATAGGGGACCAGAAGCCGAAGTACCTAAACCCGTCTACTGAGATCGCTCCTAAGTCGTCCGATGTACTTTACCCATACTACGATGAGCATGATCTACTGGTCGTCTGTGAGGGGCCTCTAGACGCCATCTCGTTCCAGCTACAGGGTATGAATGCAACAGCCACGATGAAGAACATTGTGAGCCCTAGACAGGCTGAGATGCTTGCTACTTTTGACGGAGATATCGTCCTAGCCTTCGACAATGATAGTGCTGGGGAGCGGGGATTCGAGGCGTTTGACAGGCTCAGGAAGGAGCGTCTAATGGACGAGTTCTTCGTGTGTAAGCCACCCTCAGGATACAAGGATTGGAATGAGGCCCACCAAAATGGAGTGGACCTCATGCATCACCTCGAAGATAATATCAAGCTATACGACTTCAAATATAAAATGCATAACCAAGTTAACTTATTGTGAAGTACAGGGGCGGCGTGACTATAAGCTCGTTAAGTAGAGTGTACTTAACAGTTAGCCTGTACTGCCCTACTAGCCCTCCGAAGTCTGCTACATTAGCATGAGTGGCTAAAGTGGTAGTGTCAAAGTTTAGTACCATTGTATTGTCTGATGTGATGTCAATCAAGGCACTAGTATCTGAATACCCAGAAACGTCTACATGGGCAGGTAATGTCTCCGTCCCCTCGTTTAGCTTCTCAATTTTCATTTGAGCATTGATGACGGCTGAGTTTCGGAATAGATCAGTTACAAGACTGTCAATGGTTTTGTTATTTATGGTGATTTCGGTGGCTACCTTAAGATTTTCTTTCGACCCCAGGGTAACATGTTTATTAATTAGTTTGTTACTTGCTGTTAACAGTAGTGGCTCAGTAACCACAAAGAAAGTATCATCGTAAAGATGGAAATCGTTAACTAATGACTGGTATGTTGAGCCCTCGGCAAGCTTAACGGTCCAAACATCAATGTAATCCTTTACTCCACTTGCAGTGTTGGCAACTACTACGGAGGACCCGTTTAGGTTATAAACTCCGCTGGTATTTTGTGTCCCATCAAGAACTACAATATATTCACCCTCTTTAATCCGGTACACCGCACTTGTTGACGTTATATCAGATCCAGGATTGTAGCTAGTAGGATCTTCCCCTCTTCTTCCAGCACCTACACCTGAGGGAGCAAAGTTCATACGAACGATACTTGAGTCTATACCTGAGGCAATTAGATTATCATCTAATATGGTGCTAGGTGTAAAGTTAGCAGACTTGTCAAAGACTGTGACTGCGCTAATTTCGTAAGGATCTACATAAACCCCATCGTTAATAAAGAAAGCCCGAAGACCTACTTTCTGAAGTACCGTTGGTCTATTATTTCTATCTACTACGTTAGTTCCGTTTAATTGCATCTGCTTCTCTCTCTACATCTTCTTTGAGGAGTTTTAGAAAGATAGTTCTTTCTGTGCGGGTCATAGTCTTTACATCCGAATAACTAAAGCCAGCCCGCTTCACCAATATATAGGCTTCTAGAAGAAGAGAATCTAAATCAATTACTTGATCTAGCTCACGCCGAAAAAATTTGAGTTTATTGGTAGCTCAAGAATTGAGACCCCTCCACAACTGTTACACTCAAGTTTTACCTTTGTATCCAAGCCATAATCAGTCTCGAACGCCTTGAGAATAGTCTTTATATCTATTAAGGGCAGCTTGTCTACGACGGCAGCAACGATTGATTTATCAGAATGCCCGTCAATCTCTTGAACAAATCTCCAGATTTGGTTTAGAGAAGTTGTAGTATCTGATAAAGTTTTTTCATCTCGCACCCTGGGTAGCCTAACTTTCGCTTCCCTTTTGACCGTAGGTAGATATACTGTGATGGGATCTACAAAATCATCCGGCACTGGGTTGACGTTTAAAGATGATAGCTTTACCTTAGTAGGGTTTTCCGCTTTGCAATGATCACAAATGAGAACAGTGTCATAATCATCCCCGTATGAAATTTCCCTCAGCTTCATAATAAGATAAAGCTTATCCATAGGAAGAAGGTCCATAACTTTAATACCATCCAAACAGCGATCAAGAAGAAGATTAACTGGGTCTTCCCCTTTAGACCCTACGATACTCTTTTCATCCTCGAAGGTCATGGGCCGGAGTGTTATAATATCTGACTCGTCAATATTATATGTTTTGCACTCTGAAGGCAATTCAACTTGTATCGTAGTGTTTGTTGGGATATCCTTAAGGATATCGTTAATTATATCTTCTTTAGTTTGCATAAATAAAACTCCTAATTATACTATAATAGTATAGTGGAAATACTAGTAGGAGTTCAAAAGAGTCTTATCAAGACAGACAATCCAGAGCTATTAAAGGCTTTGGTAAATCTATACTCGTTTAAGTCTCCAGGCGCTGAATACTCCCCCGCCTATAAAAGACGCCAGTGGGATGGAAAAACACGCTTTATTTCTAGTACCGGCGTTTTCCGCACTGGACTATTATCTAGGGTACTAGAAGATTTAAAGAAGGTTTCTTGTGACCCATCCATAATAGTGACCCTGATAGAGGGCGACAAGAAACTAGAAAACCCAGAAATAAGTGGATTTTCTTTCTACGACTACCAAGAAGAACTTATTGAGAAGGGCCTAAATACTAAAAGAGGAGTCATTAAGTCTCCCACAGGATCGGGCAAAACGCTAATTATGGCGGGGCTTGTAAAGGCTTTGTGGGGAAGAAAGATGGTTATCCTGTTCAATGCTAAACAGCTACTGACCCAGACGTATGATTTTCTCACTGAAGCTTGTGGTTTTGATAATATTGGTCTTTGTTACGGGGAAGGTTTTGTTCAGGGCGATATCATGCTATGTACTGTTCAGAGTATTGAACGAATACTTGACACACACCTCGAAGAAGCAGAAGTCCTCATGGTTGACGAGTGTCATGAGTTTTCTAACGGGAAGACGACACTAGCAGCCATCCAGAGCTTCCCTAAGGCCGTCTACCGCTTCGGATTCACCGCTACGCCTCCGAGTGACTCCATACGCCGCTACAACCTAGAAGGGGCCTTAGGGGAGGTCTTAGAAGTAGTGGATACAGCGAGCCTTGTAGAGGAAGGAAAACTAACAAAACCAATGATTCAGCTAATAACTAGAGACTATGATGCTAGTGGGTTGGATGAAGACATGAGTTACCTTGAGGTGTACGACGAGTATATCGTACACAACGAAAAAAGAAACACAATAATTAAGGAGATTGTAGATGACATCAGAGAAAAACACGAAAACGCCCGTATACTTGTTCTTACCAAATCACTTGATCACGGAAGAACCTTGGAAAACCTATTTGGAGAAGGATGCCAGTTTCTTGAAGGAGCCAATTCAATCGAAGAAAGGTATTCA